CACGGCGTCATGCGGAAATAGGAACCCAAGTTGTAAATCGCCCAAATATACTTGGTGTTCAGCAGGTACCCGGTGCCAGCGGGGAAGTGCTGGTCGGCTAGCACCACCGCATTCTTAAACCTCATGTGGTAGCGCAGCGACGTCTGAATCGGCGCGGTGTCGGCGAGGTTGTTCTCCGCGCGGATGATGGTCGTCGAAGCAGCAGCCGAGGAGTTGAACGTGAACGCCAATTCAAAGTTCGCGAAGTCCGTGTTGTTCAGGATCATCAGGTTTGGCTCGTCGTAGCCAAACGTGGTGAGGAAATAGGCGGGAAGGAGTTTCGTGAACGTGAGGTGTCCGCCGACGGCCTGGTTTGCGGCCGGCTGCCAGTAGGTCGCCGTGGTGCGGTTGATTCCGGCGATGGTGTTGGTCGTCTGGAGGACCCAGGAGTTGATGGAATCGACGTCGGTCGAGGAGTTGAACGGCGCGTTCCCGGCCGTTGCTTCCGCGAGCATATCGAGCATGGACCCGGCGGCAGCCTGCACGTAAGTCTTGACGAGGTCCAGTCCAACCGGTCCGCCGCGCCCAATCACGATGTCCATGACCGGCAGCGTGACGGCCTGGAAGTAGCCGCGCCACACTTGGTCCGCCGGCACGATAGCGTCAATCGCGGAGGTGGGCAGCAACTGGTCGCCCCAGTAGGAACCACGCGTCGTGATCTTCGTGTTCAGCAAGGGATAGACGATTTCCGCCCCGGCGTTGTACTTTTTGGCGTACTGGTTCAGGAACGAGAACGTGGGCGACGGGCTGAAGACGAGGTCGCCAACCTTCGGGTAAATCAATTTTTGGGAGATGGCACTGAGCGTGTTGACCAGTAACGCGCTAGGTTGGTTGATTCCAGTTCCCGTAATCAAAGCCATGTGGTTCTCCTAACGAAAACGGTCTAGACAATTCCGGCTGCGGCAGCTTGCTCGAGCAATGCGCGCAGTTCGGGATCTTTGTTTGCTTCGGCGTACAAGTCGCCGAGTTCTCCCTCGCCGGGTCTGCGGACGGCAGGTGGGGGAGGAGCCTGGCCCGGTCCGGATACTCCCGGAGGCGGCACGCGAGAGGCAATCAGTTCGGCTCTGCCCGCTTCGCGTCCGCGCTCAAACTCCGCTTTCTTCATGTCGTCTTCGCGGTCGCCCCGGCTCATCTCGTTCCAGGCCGCTGAGACCGACGGCATCTTGTGCCGGTCGAGGAGGTTGTGCTCCGTCGCAAACTTGATGAGGTCGTCCCGCGTGGGTTTCTTCTCGCGCGCGCCGAAATTGATGGAGTTGTACTGGCTGTCCCACCGGTCTTCCGCCCAGATCGTCGCGGCATTGGCGATGGTGTTGTTCGCTTTTTCGAGCGCGGCGTTCAATTTGGTGATGAGTTCCGACTGTATCTTTTCGCGCTGGTCGAGGTGCGTCTTGATTGGGGCGTACCAGGGATCTTTCCATGGGTCATTCGGGTCCGCAGCGCCAGGAGTCCCGCCACCGGGCAGCGCGGCAATCTTCGCGGTGTAGTCGTCGACGAGCTTTTGAGCCTTGCCGGCAAGTTCGACGGCCTTGGCTCCGCTGGCCTTGAAGTGGGTTTCGGCGGCTTCCGCTTCCTTCATCTTTGCGACGAGGGCTTCCCGGCCTTCTCCCGTCAGGGCTCTAAGCGTGCCCATGTCCGTCACAAACTCGCCGATTTTGACTTCGGTTGTGTCGGCGTACTGCTTATTGTCGTCGAGAAACTTTTTGACTTGATCTTTGCTCATGTTGCTCCTTTACGCGGCTCCCGCATACGACGGCGGTCCCGCGTTTTCACCAGCTTGCGCCGGACTGAAGCTAATCGGTGGCGTCGATTCCTCGGTCCGTCCTACGGTTTCGGTCACGTTCGCGGCCTGTTGCGCTTCTTTGACTGCCCGACTGAGTTGTTTCATCGTTCCGGAAATCTGGTTGGCTACGTTCGGAAGTTCCTTGAAGGTTTTGACGAACAATACGCCCAGGATTTGATTCACCTGCTCGAGTTGCCGGAGCACCATGCTCGGGTCCGCACCTTGTACTTCGGAGAAACGTTCCGCGAGATCCCGTCCCGGAGTAGGGCCTCCAGCGGCGGCACCCTGGGTGCGCGCGGAAATAGCCGACATCGCCCTTTGGACGAGTTCGGGAGGCAGCGACCCGCCGCCTCCCATCAGGGGGTTGACTGGGCTTGCCATCTATCTCCTAGTGGCCTTCGCCACCCTCAGGGCCAATGTTGTGCTGCTTGGCCGCGATCGGCAGCACTCCCATCGGATCGTTCGCGTTCGGGATGGCCGTCACCTTGCCGTAATCGAGCGGTCCTTCGGCTGCGCCCTTCGGCGGCTGCGTCTGATAAGGCGTGTCGAAGGCATCGAAATAATCGCGAGATGAACCTTTCGCCATGGTTGCTCCTTTGCTAGCGTTTGCTCCTGTTTTTTTCATTCGGGGGCAGGAGCCCTACCCTGTCACCGGGTACTCGGTCAAATAAAAACTCGGGGAAGTCCGCATCGGAATCCTCTAGCGGCTGGACGTAAGGAGAGTCAATCGTGGAATCCTGCATGACGCGGCGGTTCGTATTGATCTGGTCGATGTCGATTCTTCCAACGGCCATGGGTTTCCTTTCTTTTGGAACGGGAGCCGTGAGGTCCCCACCCCCCGACCCCCCTTCCGCAAGTTCAGCAGTGCCCGCCACCGCTATTTACTTGTGCCTACGGCTGCGACGACCACGCTGTTTTCGCGCCATGTGACTCCTTTCTTAGTGGGCACCCTGCATCCTTAGAAGCAGGGGAGTCCCCCACAGCAAACTAGTACCGCATTCCGCGGCGACGGCCCCTGCGTGAGTGCTTCCTCATTTACGGCCTCCCTGATCTACGAGCAGCTTTCTGCAAATTGTGTGCCTGCTGGCGGTTGCCGTGGGTCATCCGCAGGTTGCCCTTGACCGTGGCGCGCCGGTGGTGTCTGGTTTTCACGCTTCGAGCCATCGAAGTCTCCTAGGCGAGCGCCGGCTGTCGGCCGAATCTCGCTACCATATCCACCGCATTTTCTTTGAGTCCCTCGAGCCAGGCCTCTTCGCCCTTCGCGCGCCTCTCTGCGACATGCGTCCAGAAGGGCATGCAAGGCACTCCGTCTACGGCGATCTGCACAAGGAAAATCCGCGAACCGTCGAGCGGGTGACTGTCCTCTTTAATGCGGAGGATTTCAAATTTCTGCACGAATGCGAGAGTGCGGTTACTCCCCAAGGAGTGTCAACGCTCTAGGTTGCGGTTTATTCGGGGATGTAGATGAGCCACTTGCCGTTTTGCTGCTTCACGACCATGCAATTCGCGCAAAGGAACGTCCCGTCCTGGCACATCCGTTTGATAAACGTTTCAGACTTACCGTAATACTTTGACGCTTCGGGAACGGTGAGGGGACGAAGCGCGGGTTTGTACTGTTCGTTCACCGTGGTCTCTTCAATTTGGACACAGCGGCGAGGGCCATCTGTTTTTCGGCGGCTGCGGCAAGTTCTTCGGCGTGCGGAACGCCCACGGTTTCAAGCGCGTACTTCGACGGAATCAGTCCAAGTTTCGCGAGCGGGATCACCAGCTTTTTGAGCATGGCGGAAGAGATGGCATCGACCGAGGTATCGTCCATTTCGAGGTAGGTATCGGCCGATTGCGGAATGGGTGTCCAAACCGCCGCCGGGCGATTGCCGCGCGCCGGCCGAATGGTGTCTTCGAGCGTCTTGAAGCGAGCCATCATATGAAAAGCCATGAGGCATGCTCTCTGGTAGGTTTCTGAGAGCATCCGCGCCTTCATGCGCAGCAGGGTTTCCGACTGGAAAACGGAGGCGTCGAAGAGGTCGGTCGAGACGTTTCCTTCGCCGGCTTTGCCCTGGCGTTCGGGAGTCCATCCGACGTACCGGGCAACCTTCTGGAGCAGCAGTTCCGGAACGCCGGTCATGTGCTGCGGGATCTGCGGCGGCGTGGTCATCGTGGGAGGCTTGTCCCCGCGATAGACTTGTACCTCTCCGGGCAGCCCGCCGTACGCGTCAATATCGATCCCGCTGTCTTCGGGAATCCAGCACTGCACGTTGTTCGTCCGGATCATGTTTTCGACGAGTTGCGTATACATTCTCTCGGCGATGTCTTGCGGACCTTTCCCGTAGCGCACCGGAGGTGGTCCGTAGATGCTCGACAGATGCGGCATCGACCACACGCCAATGAGCGGGAAAGTTCCGAAATCGTCTTCCGGGAGTCGCGGCACCCAGTTGGCTCCGTCGGCAAGCACTACGCTCTGGCATTCCGTGATGAATCTTCCGCCCGGGAATCGGTACTTCTGGAGAGGCTTTATCGCGAGCTCAAAACCTCGCGCCGTTTCCGTGCCGGCAATCTCTTTGATGACTTCGATGGCATAGTCTTTAATCCACAGATAACGGACTCGAACACGCGGACCGTTTCTCTGGTGCTCGAAACCCTGCGGAGCATCAACGCGTAGAGGTCCGGGTGGTAGCTCCATAGAAAGGTCAAAACTCGTTCCGCCGGTTTCCGGTTCTTGGTAGTCGTCGTACCCCGGCCCGACGCGGATTCTTTGCCCGTGTTCCGGCCAGTTCCTTTTGACGTCGTCGACATAGAAATAATC